GTCCAACGGTGGGCCGAGCAGCAGATTGCGGACGACCAACAGAAGATCGAAACACCCGGCCTGTCGCCGGAGCACACCGAGTTTTTCCGGGGGCGGATCGCGCTTGCGCGCGCGCTCCTGGAACTGCCGACGTCGCAGACCGCCCGGCCCTCGCTGCCCGGCGATCCAGGCGACGCCTAGCCCCGGCCGCCTGCATGTCGCAGGCCGCCACGTAGGGAGACTGCCCCATGAGTGAGAAAACGCCGACGTCGCCGGAGACCGGCGGCGAGACCCCGGAGTCCGACGAGTTCGAGGCCGCGTTCGAGGAATACGGCAGCGCCGACGCCCCCGAGGGCGAACCTGCCGGCCAGGACGCGGAGTCATCGCAGGACGCCGGATCGGATCAAGGGGCGTCTCAATCGACGTCCGAGCCCGCCCAAGACGCCGGCCCGGACGCGACCCAGAACAACCAGCCGTCTCAGACCACGGCCGAGGACATCTGGGCGAACGCAACGGAGGAGCAGCGGGCCGCCTACCGGGCCGCCCAAGAACAGCTGCGCCAGCTCGACCACGCCGACCGCTCCAACCGCGGCCGTATTGCGGCCTTGCAACGCCAGATCAATCAGCTATCCGGCCAGATGACGGACGACCACGCCGAGAAAAAGTGGTCCTCCGGCTCTGGCAAGCAGAAGGGCGGGCAGTCGCAAAAGACCCCCGATACCTTCGAGACCGAGGATTGGCAGAAGCTCAAAGAGGAGTACTCGGAAGTGCTCGGCCCCGTCGAGCAAGCCTTCCGGTCCCGCGACGAGCAACTGCAACAGCTGATGGAGCGGGTCCAGACCTTCGATCAGAAGTTCCAGGGCCTCGATCAGGCGCCCCAGGACGCGTACATGGCCGGCCAGGAGCAGGCGCTGGCCGAGAAGCACCCCGACTGGGAACAGATCACCGCCTCGCGCGACTTCATGCAGTGGTACGAACGCGCCCCCGAGCCCGTCCGTGCCGCGATCAATCAGAACGCCGAGGGCATCGTGAACGCCCAGAACGCGGCCTTCGCGCTCGATCTGTTCAAGCAGCAAACCTCCAAGCAGCCGTCCCAGAACACGCAGCAGCCGTCGAACCCCGGCGGCCAGGACCGAACCCGCTCACGCCGGCAGCGTCAGTTGCAGGCGGCCCCGAGCGTGTCGGGGAAGGGGCCCGGCGCGGCCACCAACACCCCGGACGACTTCGAGTCCGCGTTCGAGCACTACGCTCGGAAGTGAGCGCGCCAGCTTAGGAGACAGCCATCATGGCTACTGGCACGACCGATTACGGCCAGATCAATCAGCGTACCGCTGCTTGGGCCGCGACTGAAATGCTGCGGCACGCGGAGCCAATTCTCGTGCTGCAGAAGTTCGGTATGACGAAAGAAATGCCGAAGAACAAAGCGGAGCAGGTAAAGTTCCGCCGCCCCATTCCATTTTCTGCGGCGACCACGCCACTTGTCGAGGGCGTGACCCCGTCGGCTCAGAAGATGGACTACGAGGACGTCTCGGCCACTCTGAAGCAGTGGGGCCGGCCGATCGAGATCACCGACGCCGTGCAGGACTTGGCCGAGGACCCGGTTCTCAAGGATGCAGCGATGCTGGCCGGCGAGCAGGCCGCGCTCACCCTGGAGATGGTGACCTACGGCGTGGTCAAGGCCGGGACCAGCGTAAGCTACGCGAACGGCTCGTCCCGGGGTGCGGTCAATACGCCGATCTCGCTCAACAAGCAGCGGTCGGTGGTGCGCAGCCTGAAGAACCAGAAGGCGATGAAGATCACGCGTATTCTGGACGGCTGGCCGAAGTACGCCACCCGGCCGATCGAGGCGGCGTATGTGGCCGTGACCCACACCGACGTCGAGTCCGACGTGCGCGGCCTGGCCGGCTTCACGCCGACTGCCGAGTACGGCTCCCGCTCGATGATCCACGACCACGAGTGCGGCTCGGTCGAGGACGTGCGCTACGTCATGTCCCCGGAGCTTGAGCCCTGGGCCGATGCCGGTGCGTCGACGTCCACGATGGTCTCGACCAGCGGGTCCAACGCCGACGTCTATCCGGTGCTGTACTTCGGCAAGGAGGCGTTCGGCTGCGTGCCGCTCAAGGGGGCGCGCTCGATCACCCCGATCGTGCTCAACCCCAACACCCCGGATCGCTCCGACCCGCTCGGCCAGCGCGGTTACGTCTCGTGGAAGACGTATTACACCTGCGTTGTGTTGAACGAGTCGTGGCTTCACAGGCTCGAGTGCGCCGTCACGGACCTCTAACGGCCTGACCCGATCCGACTGATCTAGGGGCCGTCCTGCGGGGCGGCCCCTTTTTGTGTGCGAAAGGAACCACCATGGCTGCACAGATGATCCGGGGCACGGTCGAAGGGACGGGCTCCGCCCTCAACGTCTCGATCGGCTTCATGCCCGATTACGTCGAGGCTATGAACATCGACGCCACCAATGAGGTGATCCTCAAGTGGACGGCTGACATGGACGACGGCCACGCGATGAAGCTGGTCGGCGGCACGTCCGGCCCGGCCGTGATCACCTCCAACGGGATCACGCCCTACGAGGGCGACGCGGACAACGCCCCCGGCTTCACGATCGGCACGGACGGCGTGAACGCGAATGGCGAGACCATCGTCTACGTCGCGATCCGTTCCGGCCTGGGCGACCAGACCAACCACTACTCCGCGTAACCACGGCTGACGCCGTGACGTGAGACGGGCGGGGCCTTCGGGCTCCGCCCTTTTTCGTGGGCTAAAAGGAGGCCCGACATGGCCCTGACCAAATCCGAAATCGAGCAGCACGCCGCCCAGGCGTTCGACCGCCCGCAAAGCCTGGAGGCGGTGCTGTTTATGCTCGCCAACCTCGATCAGCTGCCGGACCACGCCGACGACACGGCGGCGGGCAACAACGGCGTGCCGATCGGCGGCCTCTACCGCTCGACCAGCACGCTCAAGGTGCGGGTGGCCTGATGGCACGCCGCACCGCGCGCATTGAGATCACCGACGCCCCGCAGTCGCGAATGGTTCCGGTCACGCTCGGCAGTCTCCGGGTCAACGTGCCGGTCGGCGCCCCGACCGAGGTGCCCGAGGCGCTGCTGCCCGTCCTGGATCACGCCCGGATCGGCTACCGCGTGATCGCGCCGGCCGAGGGCGGCACCCAGGAGGACGCGCTGCAAGAGGCCGTGAGCGAGGGCTACGGCGCGTCGGGCGTCGATCTCAGCATCCTCGATCAATCCGTCGACGCGCTCACCCAAGAGCTTGAGCAGGTCTCCGACGAGGGCCTGTACGAACTGCTGATGGCTGAGCACGCCGGCAAGACCCGCAAAAGCGCCATTGCCGCCATCGAAGCCGAGATGGACCGGCGCAAGGAGACATAGTGGATGAGCACCAAGCAAATCCCGCTGCACGAGGCCACGCGCGAGCAGTTGATGAACCACGCCGAGCTTGTTTGTGGCATCAACCTCGGGCCGAACAAGGCGAACGTGAAGGCCGAGACGCTGATCGCCAAGATCCAGCAAGCCGGCCACGATCACGTTCAGGTCGCCGAAGCCGAAGCGGACCCGGAGACGGTCGCGCAGGACATGGCGCAGTCCGATCAGGCCGCCATGCAGCGCACCCAGTCCCGCCGGGCGGTGGGCGGCGCGTCGTCCAAGGGCGATCCGGTTATCACCATCCTGATCCCCGAGGAGGACAAGCGCGGTGGCGATCGTCCGGTGCCCGTGACCGTGAACGGCACGACCATCCTCCTGCCGCGCGCCCGCCAGATCGACATTGCGTATCGTTATTACCTCGCCCTGGAGAACGCCAAGCAGACGCTGTACGACCAGAACCCGGAGACGGGCGAGATCACCAGCCGAACGGTCTACGCGACCAACTTCCAGGTGATCCAGCGCCCGCCGCAGGCGGACGTCGACGCGTACAACGCTCGCGAGGCCAAGGAAGCCGCCGAGGCCGAAGACGCCTACATCAAGCAGCGTGAGCGCCGTGAGGCGCGGATGTTCGTGTGATGGCAACCTTCCTGGACCTGGCCCAGAAAGTCGCGGCGGAGAGCGGCACCATCAGTGGTGTGCAGCCCTCCGCCGTGACCGGCCAGACTGGTTCGCCACGGCAGAGGGCAGCACACCACTAATGGTGCCGCTCTCCGCCGCGACTTTCTGGGCCAGGTCCAGGAAGGTTGGCATCAG